ATCGTCAAGAGTTCCGTTGCTACTTAATGAAGTCAGGAACAATTCTTGAGGGTGTTCAGTCTGAGCTAGGTATTGAAGCAGAAAGAAACATCTTATCTAAGCAAGATGTTATGTCTGTTGATTACCACAGTGCTTATCACGTTATGGGTACAAAGTGGACATCTGCTTCTGACAACCCTGCTAACTCAGCACTTAGAACAGGCTCTAACTATGGTGTAACTTATGACATCGACCAAATTCCAATGGTTGAAATCTTTGTAAACACACCATTATCTAATGGCCTAAAGTCTTAATTTCTATTAAGATTAAATTAGTGGTCAGAAACCTCATCAATTATTGGTGGGGTTTTTTCTTTACGCTACAATAAAACTAAATTACTTTATAGATCGTGGCAGCTACCATAATTGCAACTATAAAAAGTGAAACAGCTAATAGTTATGTCACATTGGCAGAAGCTAATAGTTACTTTGAAACAGTACCAGACTCCTCAACCTGGACAAATAAAACTGACGACCAAAAAAATAGAGCATTAATATCAGCTACTCGATGGATTGAAAGTTTTGTATTTTACGGAGATAGATGCGATGAAAGTCAGGCACTAAAATTCCCTAGAACTAATTATCAGGTAGATGGTGTTGAGTTAGCTTGTAGTACGATTCCAAACAATATTAAGTATGCAGAATATGAGTTAGCTAGAGCTTTGGCAAATGATACTGGTGCTATAACTGGTACTACTGGTAAAGATGGAAACTTTAGTGAAGTAAAGCTAGGAGATATTGAGGTTAAATACAATACTGATAGTCAGGGAACAGGATCTATAAATAATATTTTAGATGTTTACCCGTGGTTACAAAGTTATCTTGGAGCGTATATGCTAGGTGGAGCAGGAACTTTCCAACTAAGGGCGGTTAGAGGCTAATGGCAGGACAACTCGATACAGCACTAAAGAACATTGCAAAACAGGTTGTTTCACTACTTGGAGATTCTTTAGATACAACTATTGTTTATACAAGAAAAGGTGTATCAAGCTATAACAATGCTACTGGTGAATACATAACAGTAGATACGAACTATACGATAAAAGTTCCTATTGAGTTTGTTAGATCGACTGAAGAAACAGGATTTCAAGAAAATGTTGCAAGGCTATACATAACACCAGACTTGATAGGAGATAATCAGCCTTTATTACAAGATGAAATTACTTTGACATTTTCTGGATCTAGCAGAGGTTGTAAGATAACAAATATTCTTACTCAAAAAGGTGGTCAAGAATATTTATTCAGAGTTGATGTTATTTTCTAATGACTTTAGTAAACGCACGAGCAGCATTTGAAACCGCAATATTAGATGCGGTAACAGACGCAGATCCTACTGTTTCGGTAATTTTTGACAATATGCCACTAAGCACCCCAGGTAAAAACAAAAAGTATGTGATGGTAAGTTTAGATTTTGGACAATCTACTACTCAAACACAGGGAGCAGCGACAAGTTACTATTCTGGATCTATTAGATGTGGAATTATGACACCACCGCATAAGGGAAGTGCGGAGGCATCTGCCATAGCCGAAACAGTAATTACAGGTCTTACTTCTGTTAATGCTTCAACTTATACAGATACATTCTCTGTAAGTCCAAGAGTACTACAGATAGAAGGACCAACTTCTATAAATGTTGAAGAGGATAGTCATTACTTATCTGTTGTAAGCTGCGACTTTACTGCTAATGCCTAAAGACTTTAAAAAGCATTTTACTAAAGATTTAGGAAAGGCAATAACTAAAGGAAGAAAAGAAGTTGCAAAAACAGTAACTCGTTCTTTAATTGAAAAAGGTCCGTGGTGGACAGGAACATTTGGGGAAAACTGGATAGTATCAAAAAGTCCTGTACAGGCAACTAAAAAAAGAAAACCAGACTTTCCACATTATTTAATACCCGATCCAACAGCCAGGCAAATAAAAAATCCTAGAGTTCCGAATGTAACATTGAATCAAGATTTGTATATTGGAAACAGAGCTAAATATGCTGGCTTTGCTATTAACGCACCAGGGCAAACAAGACCTAATTTGAAGGGAAATCCTGTTACTTATGCCGAACATGGTAGAGACTTTAGTTTAACTGCTACAGGAGGACCGAACTGGTACAATATTTATACGAAAGGTGGTCTTATTAACAAAGATATAGCATTAGCGTTTAAAAAGGTTGGCTTTAAGTAATAAAGTAGTAGTATAGTAAATGAATATATTAATTTATTTTGTATGCCTACAGATAGAGCAATCGACAAACTAAGAAAAGCATTTAGTGTAGATAGCAAAAGTAGTTATCACATTTATAAAGATGAAGAGTTAGTTTTAAAAGTTTTTTGGACACCTTTAACTATTGCAGATAGAGATTCCATAAATGCTACTTTAATGAAATCTAATAAAGCACAAGAAGAGGGTAGTTTAGATTTTGCTTTACAGGTAATAATTAATAAAGCAGAAGATGAAACGGGAAAAAAATTATTTGTTGAAGCAGATAAAGCTAGTTTAAGAAGAGAAATACCTTTAGCTGTACTTCTAGAACTTATGACAAAAATGCAAGAGTTGGGCGAGGAGGTTAGCTCTGATGCCGTAAAAAGCACAACTTGATAAAGATAACTATTTGTATATGCAATTTTTTATTGCAGAAAGTTTAGGAATGACAGTAACTTTTCTAAGAAATAATATGTGTTTAGAAGAAATGCTTGGCTGGAACGCTTACTTTGCGATAAAAAGCGAAAGAGAAGAAAAAGCGTATGAAGATGCAAAAAAGAAAGCTCAATATCGTAAGGTACGCTAAACTAAATGTAATGTTTTATCGAGATTAGTGGCATCTAATTACGAAGTTAATGTAAAACTGAATACCAGGACTGTTAATAAGCAGTTAAATAATCTTGAAAAGCGTATATCCAAGTTAAATAGATTAGCTCAAGGTGGAAGAGCAAATAGGGAAGTAAATAAAAGAGACAAAGAAAAATTAGTTATAGCCACAAAAGCAACTCGACAAGAACAAAGAACTTTAAGAATAAAACAACAACAGTTAAAAGTAGATCAGCAGCAATTAAAGGTAGAACAGCAAACTGCAAATGCTATAAGACAACAATCTGTAAGTAGACCTAGTAGTAGAGGAGGTGCTACTACTTCAAGAGGTACTAATGTAGCAAGAGGTAATAATCAAGGGGGAGTATTAAGTGGAGCACTTATTAGTGGTGCGTTTCCATTGCTATTTGGACAAGGATTAGTAGGTGGTGCTGCTGGTTTTGCTGGTGGAGCTATTGGTGGAGCTATTGGTGGACAAATGGGAGGATTTGCAGGAGGTCTTGTAGCAACAGCAGGGCTTACCCTGATTACCAATCTCAAAGATGGCATGGTTGAATTAGGTAGTGCCCTTAGTCCTGCCAATGCGAATATAGATCAAAGTATTGAAAAATTAAAAATAATTAGTGGAGCGAGAGCTAAAGAAATAAAAATGATTGAGGAATTTCAAGGAAAGCAAGCAGCTTTAGCTGAAGTTACTAAAGATACTGCAAAGGTTATCGGGGTTGAAGGTGTAAATGCGTTAAGAGAGTTTGCTGAAATGATGAAAATGTTAAGCGAGGGATTTGCAACTACATTTTTAAAAATACAGGCAGGATTAGCGGATATAGTAAATAAAGTATTTAATTTTGCTGGAGGAGATTTAAGTACAGCAAAGTCGCAATTAGGATCTGACAACCCGTTAGTTCTTGCATTGGAAAGAAATTTGACTGCACAATCAAACCTAGATAGAAGTGTAGATCCAACAGATCCTTTTTCTGGCAGTTATTTAATGACAACACAAGGTAGAGCAGAAGGTAAAGCTCTTTTAAATGAACAAAAAAGATTAGAAATGTCAATAAAAATAAGAGCAGAAAAAGAAGCAGGACTAAGAATAGATAAAGAGATAGGTGCAGAACACGCAAAATTAAAGGCAGGAATTAATGCACAATTTGAAGGAGAAAATAGAATACTAGAACTTAGAAGAAGTGGTTTAAACCCAGCATTAGCAAAACAAGTAGCTCTATTTGAGGCATCAGCTAGGAATGTAAAAACAGGTCTTACTAATGAATTAGGTACTGTGGAAAAGTTACTAGAAAAAGAAAGAGAATCTTCTCAAACTTACACAGATAAAATAATGCTTTTAGAAATAAGAAAACAAAGTCTAGAAGAACAGATAGAAACTAATGACGAATTATTAGAACAAGATAAGGAAAGATTAGTACAGGCTACAAGATTAGCTATGGCTGCAAAAGCAACTCAAGACTCTTTCGATGCCTTAAAACAAACTATCTCTACAGATTTAGCAGATGGAATACAAGGATTAATTCGTGGTACTACAACTTTAGGTTCTGTACTGAATAATGTATTAGATAAAATGATTGATGCTGCATTTAATATGGCATTTTTTGGTAATGCAGGAGGAAGTTTAATATCAGGAAGTGGTTTATTCGGATCAATTCTTGGGATGTTTGGAGGAGGAGGAGGAGGAAGTAACACACCTATTCTTCCTACACCTATTTATACGGCAGCAAATGGTGGTCGTATTCCAGGTGGTAAAGCTTCACTTGTAGGAGAACGTGGACCAGAATTATTTACACCAGCTAGTTCTGGTTTTGTAACTCCGAACCATGCACTTGGTGGTTCAACTAATGTAGTAGTAAATGTAGATGCTTCTGGATCTTCTGTTGAGGGAGATGAAACACAAGGAAGAGAACTTGGTCGTCTTATTTCGGCTGCGGTACAATCTGAAATAATACAACAGAAACGACCAGGAGGAATACTTGCATAATGGCTACCTTCCCTTCAATAAAACCTACTTATGGTCAGCGTAAAAAATCTAAACCATTAACTCGTACTATTCGTTTTGCTGATGGATACGAACATAGACTTTTATTTGGTTTAGCTCAACATCAAAATCCGAAAGAATTTAGTTTTACTTACGAAGTTTCTGAAACAGACGCAGATACTATAGAAACATTTTTAGATGCTCGTGCAAATGATAGTGCTAGTTTTGATTTTGCTGAAGGTTTTTTACCTGAAGAAACTGCCTCAAACTTTAAATTTGTCTGCGAAAACTGGACTAAATCAATACCATATAACAACAGAGCTACGATTCAAGCAACATTTAGACAAGTATTTGAACCAGCATCATAATGACAGTAAATTCTAAAATATTTAGCAGTCTACAAGATATTAACCCATCAGCAATTATTGAGCTATTTACGCTCCAATTATCAACTGCACTACATGGTGAAAACACAGTTTATAGATTTCACGCTGGCAGTAATTTAAATGCTAATGGCAAGATTGTATGGGCTGGAAATGAATATCTTAGATTTCCTGTACAGGCATCAGGTTTTGCTTTTCAAAAAGGACAGTTGCCAAGACCAAAACTAATAATTAGTAACGCTACAGGATTAATTTCATCTATTCTTTTGACTGTTAACGAAACTACAACTGGAAATGATTTAACAGGAGCTACAGTTACACGAATAAGAACACTGGCTAAATTTATTGATGCTGTTAATTTCGCTGACGGAACAAATGCAACAGCAGATAACACAGCAGAGTTTCCTCAAGAAATTTATTCAGTAGATCGAAAAGCTACAGAAACTAGAGAGATTGTTGAATTTGAACTTGCTGCTCCAACGGATTTAGCTGGTGTTCGGATTCCAGGTCGGCAAGCAACTCGCTCAATATTCCCCTCTATTGGTACGTTTGTAGGATGACTTGGAAATATAAAGCATTACTTCATGCAAAACGTGAAGATCCTAAAGAATGTTGTGGATTACTACTAAATATAAAAGGCAAAGAAAGGTATTATCCTTGTCGCAATCTTTCAATGACAGATCATCAATGTTTTATTATTGATCCAGAAGATTATGTAAAGGCAGATAATACAGGAGAAATAGTTGGTGTTGTTCATAGTCACCCCATCACCCCACCAAATCCTAGTCAGGCAGATAAGATCAGTTGCGAAGATAGTAATTTACCCTGGTATATTGTTAACCCAAAAACAGAACAATGGGCATATTTAGAACCATGCGGATATAAACCACCTTTGTTGGGTCGTCAATGGGTATGGGGTATTACTGATTGTTGGGCTTTAGTTAGAGATTGGTATAAAGAAAACAAAAATATAGAGTTAAGAGATTGGCAAAGACCAACTACACCAGAAGATTTTTTAAAAGATCCTATGTTTGAAAGGTGTGCATGGCGAACAGGTTTTAGGGAACTAAGACCAGAAGAACCCTTAGAAAATGGTGATTTATTATTTATGAGTGTATTAAATCCAGGATTAAATCATGTAGCATTATTTTTTGATGGTGATGTTATTCATCATTTAACCGATAGACTATCTTGTAGAGAACCATACTCTGAGTGGTTGCTAAAATGCACAGGAAAGAGGTTACGTTATGCTTCGTAAAGTAAAACTGTATGGTGAATTAGCTAAATTTATCGGACATAAAGAGCTTGAAGTTAAGGCAGAAACAGTAGGAAAAGCAATAAGTTTTTTAATACATAATTTTCCAGAAGTGGAAAGTTACATGAGTCCTAACTATTACCAAGTAAAAGTAGGTGATTGTGATATTGGTAAGGAAGAAATACACTATCCAGTAGGAAAACAGGACATACATTTTATACCTGTAATCAAGGGAGCAGGAAGAGGTTTAGGAAAAATATTATTAGGCACAGTTTTAATTGGTATAGCTATAGCATCAGGTGGAGCAGGATTTGGAGCAGGAGGAGCTTTTGGTTTTGGTTCGACTACAGGTGGATTTAGTTTGGCAGCGATGGGAGGAAATATAGGTATTGGACTTGTACTTTCGGGTGTTAGTGAAATGCTTTTCCCTTTACCTCAACCGCAAAAATTTAGTTCTGAAGAAGATCCGCAAGTATCTTTTAACTTTAGTGGAGTACAGAATACATCAAGGGCTGGTACTCCCGTTCCAATAGTTTATGGTGAAATAATTACAGGAAGTGTTGTAATAAGTGCAGCAGTAGATACTAACCAGGTAGAGGCATGACAGACGAAACTAAACTTATTAAAGGTGCTGGTGGTGGCGGTGGCGGTGGAAGTAAACAACCACCTCCTCCGTATCGTGCTCCCGATACTTTACATAGTAGAAGTTTTGCTACTGTTCAAGATTTAATATCTGAAGGGGAGATAGAAGGTTTTGCTAGTGCATCAAAAGCCGAGCTTACGAAAGGTACAACTGCCTATGATAACGCAAGTCTAAAAGATATTTTTCTTAATGACACTCCAATACTTGATTCAAATGCTTCTAATAGTAGTCCTGATGATACCGATTTTAATTTTAAAGACGTAACTTTTAAATCTAAGTTTGGTACGTCAAGCCAGACGGCAATGAGTGGTATTCCTGCTGAGAGTAGATCACCTACTGGTGTTGGAGTTGTTGTAACCACTTCCGCTTCTGTTACTAGACAGATTACAAATACAGATGTAGATGCTGTAATCGTTACTTTAACTTGGCCTCAAATTCAAGTTGCTGAAGATGATGGAGATGTTAGAGGAGATACAGTTGAATATAAAATTCAAATTCAACATGATTCTGGTGGTTATGTAGATAAAGTTACTTCTTCTGTTAGTGGTAGAACTGCTGATGCTTATGCAAGAGATCATAGAATAGAACTAACAACTGGATTCACGACTGTAGATGTACGAGTAGTTCGAGTTACAGCAGACAGCACAGAATCTAATAGAGTAAATGCTTTTCAATTTACAAGTCTTCAAGAAGTCATAGATAACAATTCAACTTATTTGAATAGTGCCTATACTGCTCTTCGTTTTGACAGCAAACAATTTAATCGTATTCCTTCAAGAAAATATCGTATTAGAGGAGTAAAGGTAAGAATACCAGGAGCAGGAGCATCTAGTTCTGGCACTCCTACTGTTGATGTTCAAACAGGAAGAATTATTTACCCAAGTGGTTACATTTTTAATGGTGTTATGGGTGCTGCTGTTTATACAAATTGTCCAGCGATGTGTTTACTCGATTTACTTACGAACACTAGGTATGGTCTGGGAAATCACATAGTCGATAGTAATATAGATTTATTTAGTTTTGTTGCTGCCAGTAAATATGCAAACGAAGAAGTAGACGATGGAACGGGATCAGGTGCAAAAGAAGCTAGGTTCAGTTGTAATGTAAATATTCAAAGCCCTAAAGAAGCATTTGCAGCAATAAATGATTTAGCTGGAGTAATGAGATGTATGCCAATATGGTCTGCTGGAGGCATAACTTTATCTCAGGACAAAGAAACCACGGCAAGTTATTTATTTAATTTAGCCAATGTTGGGGAGGCTGGTTTTAGTTACTCAGGAAGTAGTTTAAAAACTAGGCATAGTGTTGTTTCTGTTAGTTACTTCAATATGGATTCAAAGGAGGTTGACTTTGAGGTAGTAGAAGATGCAACAGCAATTTCAAAATTCGGAACAATAATAAAACAGGTAAAAGCATTTGCCTGTACTTCCCGTAATCAAGCTGCGAGATTGGGCCGTGCAATACTCTTCGCTGAACAAAATGAAAGTGAGACAATTAGTTTTACAACTTCAATAGATGCTGGAGTTATTGTTAGGCCTGGTTCTGTAATTGAAATAAACGATCCAGTAAGAGCAGGAGCTAGAAGAGGTGGTCGTGTTGTATCTGCAACAACTACTGCTATTACTATTGATGCAAGAGAGCAAACTGGTTTACCAGCTTTAAATGATAATCCAACTATTAGCGTAATTTTGTCTGATGGAACAGTAGAAACAGGTTCAATATCTGACATTACAGACGCAGTTATTACAGTTAATAGCATTACAAAACCTGATGGAACGACTGCATCTACGTTTACTTCTGCACCAAGTACAAACGCTCCATATCTAGTATCTAGTACAACATTGCAAACTCAATTATTTAGGGTAATTCAGATAGAAGAGCAAGATGACATTAATTATGTGCTTACAGCTTTATCTTATGTAGAAGGAAAATACGCATTTGTTGAAAATGGAACGGCATTACCTACAAGAACAATATCAGTATTAAATTCTCCTGCCTTACCACCAAGTAACCTTACAGTCACAGAACAAACAGTTGTTATAAATAGTATTGCCAGAAGTAAATTAATTGTAGATTGGCAACCTGTAGTTGGTGTTACTCAATATCTTGTTAACTACAAAGTAGAAAATGGTAACTATGTTTCTCAGGTTGTATTTAGTAGTGATTTTGAATTATTAGATACTGTAAAAGCAACTTATACAGTTCAAGTATTTTCATACAATGCTTCTTTAGAATTATCTGCAAATGCAACTGAGACAACATTTGTAGCTCAAGGTAAAACCGCATTACCAGAAGATGTATCTGGTTTAACTATTGAGCCTATAAATGAACAGTTTGTAAGATTAAGATTTACACAGGCTACAGCGATTGATGTTTTACATGGTGGTCGAGTTTATGTAAGGCATACAAATCAAACTGGAGGATCTGCTACATTTCAATCTGCACAAGATGTTATTGAAGCTGTAGCTGGTAATGCGACAGAGGTTATAGCTCCTGCTTTAGCTGGAACTTATCTTTTAAAATTCCAAGATGATGGAGGTAGATTTAGTTCCACAGCAGCTAGTGTAGCTTTATCTGTTGTTGATATTCTTGATTCTATTACTGTAAAAACTGACAGAGAAGATACAGATGGAACACCATATAACGGAACAAAATCTAATGTCGTGTATGACTCATCTCTTGGTGGCTTAAAACTTATAGATCCAACAGCAAATGCTACTGGTACTTATGACTTTGTAGATACGCTTGATCTTGGTGCTACATTCTCACTTGTCTTAAAAAGACATTTTCAAGGGGTTGGATTTTATACAGGAGATCAATTTGATAATAGAACAGACAACATAGATACTTGGACAGATTTTGATGGAACTATTGCAAATGAAGTCAATGCAAAAGTAGCAGTCCGAACCACAACTGATAATCCTAGTAGTTCTCCTACTTACACATCTTTTAACGATTTTGCTAATGGAACATTTAAAGGAAGAGGGTTTCAATTCAGAATTACTTTGGATACGACAGATACAGCACAAAATATGAATCTACAACAAGCAGGATATACCGCAACAATGCCATCAAGAACTGAACAATCTTCTGTTATAGCATCTGGAGCAGGGGCAAAAGCTGTTACATTTACAGCACCATTCTTTGTTGGAACGTCTGGATTAGGTAACTTAAATAGTTTCTTACCTTCTGTTAATATCTCTCCACAGAATATGGCAACAGGTGATTATTTTGTATTAAGTAGTATCTCTGGAACTGGCTTTACAGTTCACTTCAAGAACTCAAGTAATGCTAGTATTGATAGGAACTTTACCTACAGTGCTGTTGGTTTTGGTAAAGGAGGGTAACATGGAGGAAAATAGTTATTAACTATGGCTGATGTAACAAATTATACAATCGAAAATGCTTCGGGAGCGAACGTAAGAACAGATTTAAATGCTGTTTTTGGTGCGATCCAATCAAGTAATTCTAAGTCTAGTGATCTAGCTTCCAGCCAATGTGTAGCTGGTATGCCTTTTTTAAATACGACTACAAATATTTTAAAAATAAGAAACTCTAGCAATGGTGCTTTTACTGAAATAGGAAATATAGATTTACCTAATTTAGGTTTATTATCTAAAGCTGGCGGTACTATGACAGGCCCGTTGTTAATAGATGATTCTAGTAGTGCATCTACTCCAGCATTAAGTTTCGATACAGATACAGATTTAGGTTTGTTTAGAAAATCTGCCAATGTAATGGGATTTTCTTCTAGCGGAACAGAGCAGATGATATTTGATGCGAATGGCTTAACGCTCCAGGCTCAGAATGATCTTAGGTTTGCTGATTCTGATAGTAGTCATTATGTAGCATTTCAAGCACCAGCTACAGTTTCTTCTAGTCTTACCTGGACATTACCTTCTGCTGACGCTACTGTTTCTGGCTATGCTCTTGTATCAGACGCTTCTGGTACGTTAAGTTGGGCTGCTGCTGGAGCAGGTGCTCAAGGTGCTGGAAGTGACAATATTTTCTGGGAAAATGACCAGACAGTTACACAGAGTTATACTATTACTAATGGACAAAAT